CCAGTACCCACAACACCCGTTAAGGTTAAATTACCCTTACCAGAAACAGTTACTGTGCCAAGAACTGTCGGTGCAGCTTCTCCGGTTACACCGTGGTTAGAGTCAGCATCAACAGCCACGCCAGTTTCATTAGTTACTAGCGCTGCTTCACCAGTTAAAACTACACTAGCTTTACCTTCTATTTCTACAGCGCCAGCAGTACTAGTAGCCTCAACACCTGTTGCAAATACTTCAATACTTAAAACACTACCCCAGCCAAAAGGTTCGCCCCAAGGGCTTAACCCCCAACCACCAGCCTGACCTGCGGCAACACCAAAAAGTGTAATAGAAGCATCTACACCTGTTACGGTTTGCTCAACAAAAGCTCCGCCCTCGCCAAAAGGCCCTTGGTTCCAGTTACCTTCACCGTAGGGCAGTGCCATATTTAAGCAATACGAATAATAGCGTTAGATGCGTCAAATGCTGGGAAAATGATTGTGAAGTCACCTGCAGTAGACGTCTTGTCACTACCAAAGTCCAACACACAAACAGCTGCGTTTGTTAGCGCTGCGTTTGAGTTGTCGTTAGCAGAAGGTGTTGTGTTATAAATCAACGCGCCACGAGCTGTTGTAGTAACGTTTGAGAATGTCAAATCGCTAAAATCAGTAAAGCCTGTACCAGCAGTAGCGTTAGTATTTGTTGTACCAACACCAGTGTTAGTCAAAGCTGCACCACCAGCAGTAACGCCAGTAGCCTCATTTGAAGCTGAGTAGGTAGTTGTATTAGCATCCAATGAAGCTGAAGATGTATACAAAGCTAGTTTAAAAGTGTCTGCACCTGCTTGTGCTGAAGGACGGAAATCGTGAACACCTAACAAAAGCTGAGCTTTGAAAGACGTGCACATACTTTGGGTGATGGCCATTTAAGGACTCCTTAATCTTTTAATAAAATAGTTAACTCAGGATGACCAGCTTCTCTTAAACGATTAGCAATAGTCGTACGGTCTGAGAGCACCGCTTGTTGCAAATACTGAATTAAAACAACCCGTAAGTTGTTTTTAAATGCTTCTGCTTGGTCACGAATCACTGGGTGAGACTTTGACCCAACATAAACAATCTTGTCTAGCGCCATTTCGGCTAACTCTTCTGGGGTAAAACCACGTCCAGATGTTGAAAGCACCGTAACATTGCCACCTAAAAAGCCGTCTACTGTGTCGAAGTTCATTGTACCGGTATCCTAGCTTGAGTTGTTCTATAAGTATCTTGACGATTTTTACCTTCGCCAAGTTGTTTCAACTGAGCTAATGCTTCGTTGTAACGAGCCATATAGTTCTGGATTACGTCAGTTTCACCCTTCATGAAAGTATATGCTTCCAAAAGAGAACCGTAAAGTAGAACAGAATCAAAGTTATTGCCTAACCATGAAGTTCCGCTAGGTGAATTAACAATAGAAATTGGGTAATAAAAGTAATGTAACTCCATGTTGTAATCAACATCAGGAGTCGGACCCACAATAAAGGTTGTATCGTCAAATATAGCGTAATACTTAGGTAAACCTGTAACCGTCGGTACTGGATAGCACTCACGGATAAACTCAACGTCTTTATTTAGTAAGTAAGACTGAGCACCTGTTACTGGGTCAATCGCGGCTAAAGAAAACGTTGCCAACCAATCTGAAGGCACGTTTAGAAACCTATTACCCGTTGTGGACTGTCCAGTTACGTTCTTACGAAAGTCTGGAAGCTGAACTGAGTTAAAAATACGTTGTTCGGCTTGATAAATAAAAGTATTAATCTGTTCTGTACCAGTAAGCGTAACGGTGCCACTACCAGCTGAACTAGTCCAGTCCTGGTTTGGGAAATCGTTTTCAACGTAACCCTTGATGGTTTCGAACAGAGTAGTGTAGTTCATTAGGCCATTGGTCCTCTAGCTTTAGTGCCTTTAGTAGCTGCACCTGTACCACGAATCTTCATTTCACCATGCTTATTGATTGGCTCGTAGTTACCCTTGCTAAACCCACCAACAGACATATTAACTTTGTCCATACCGTTACCAGGTTTAACTACCGCGTCTTTAGTAGTAGTCATTTTTTTGCCGTCCATAGTATGTGGCTCAGCGTAAACCTCGGCTGAACCTACTTCTTTACCGCCTTTTTTCATGCTGTATGCCATGATTAGCCTCTTTTCTGAGCAGCGACTTTAGCTAAGCCACGACCCATAGTTTTCATATCAATATTGCGTTTACCACCGCCTGAGCTCTTAGAGCCTTTACCAGACTGGATAGCTACTGTCGGACCTGAATCACCAAGATTACGACCTTTAGTTTTGCCTTGTTTAGTGATGCCGTCTGCACCTGATTTATATGCCATGATTTACTCCTAAGAAGTTGTTATTGTAACTGTACCAAGTTGTCCCTGCGCTAGCAAGTTATTTGGTGTTAAACCGCCGTCATTACCCATTCCAACAGGATTCCAGCCCCATTGTATTTCTCTACTACCTCCACTAGGAAATCCGATTCCTTGAACACTAGTGCTATTAGTTAACAATTCTTGCAAACCTGTTGTACCAGAAACTAAATAGCTTAAATCAGGGCGTGGTTCACGGACTGCCTGTGGGTCATTAACTGGATACATACCTAGTTGCAACTGCGGTTGGTCAGGGTCCCAGCAAGTTTTACAGACCTTAATCTTAAAAGGCTTGGTCTTAACTGTCTGTGTACGCAATTCCTTTAGCTTGTAGCGCTGGTCACAGCGGTCACATTGAGCAATTGCATATTTACCTGATGCAAATTGATTAGGCATTATCTATAGTAAAACATGTTTCTAGGTACAAAACGCACAGGCGCTTTATCTCTATCTTCAGACGACGCTAAGTCCCACTGCTCTTCATAAGCTGCTTTTAACATCATAATGCGGTCAGGAGTCACTTCTGGTTTCTTCATAGACAAGTAATAAGCTAGTCCTGCAACCGTGCAAGGAATCAAGCGGAACGGAATATCTTGTTCATAAGTACCACCTTCGCCCGCATCTTGCATGCGACGTAGTCTGTAATACACAAACATATACTGGTCGCCAGGAGGGTTAGGAGTCGGCCATACGTTAATGCATGGTAGGTTCTGTTTAGTAATTGCGGCTCCACTCACATGGGCTGCAGCTGTAGTGCCGTTCTGTCCACGGTAGCAGTTAGTCAGGGTATTACCAACAATATTCACATAGCTGATAGTCTCGTTATCAATCTTAATGAAACCAGTTGTGGATAGACCACTAATCGAACTAACAGTAATAGATGTATCAGTAGCACTAATGTTGCCGTTTAACGTAACAGTTGTAGCATTGTCCATACCTGATTGGCGGTTTACGTACACCTGAATAGGGCGCCCAGTCGTAAGCTTGTTAGGAATCGACATATAAGTCGGCTCAGCAATACGGCTAATATTAATATCAATTTGGTTTGAAGTACTGGCGTTGTTTTGACGAATAACCATATCCATCAAGTCAACTGTATCTGTAGGAAGCGGATATAAGGCTTGTCCAGTCACCATTGGAATCTGCCCTTGCTCAACTGTCCACAAGTTAATACCGCGGTTAGACCACTCTATCAGCAACAAGTTCATTGAGCGACGAGCTGTTCTTAAGTCGTAACCTGAACGAATCTCTACTCCGCAACGCTCGTAAGCCTCTTCGGCTATGTCACGGAATTCTAAGTTAAACGCTGTTGAGCCGCTGGTTGACATTATTTAACCTTCCGATATGGTTTTACTTTTTGCTTAATACTTTTAGGCTGGGCTACAAACTGTTTTCCAGCTGCTTTTCCTGTTCGCTTTGCTTTGGTTGTTGCTGCATATTCAGCAGGTGACAACGCTTTAATTGCTTTTTCTGGCAAGTATCGTTCTCCAGTGTCACTTGAACGCTTCCCAGACTTAGTCGTCCACTTTTGAGCGGTCCAGGACTTAAGAGAGCGCTGACTTTTTGCAAGGCCACTCACTTACTTATACCCGCCGCCAGATGCTTTATAGCGCTTGGCTAATAGCTGAGCCTTACGAGCGCTCCATTCTCCTGCAGCGGTGCCCTGAACGGCTGAGTTTTTAATACTGTTAAACATAGCCTTACGCTTGCCTGGTTGAGTGTAATTGCCCACAGCATTAACCTTAGATACTTTACCGCCCTC